AAGCCGCTGGCCGCCGGGCAGCTGCGCGGTATCACCTGGCTCGCCCCCGTGCTGCTCCGCTTGCACGAACTGGATCAGTTCGAGGACGCCGCGCTGGTCAAGGCCAAGGTGGCAGCGCTGTTCACCGGCTTCATCACCGATCCCGACGGCACCGTCGGCGGGCTGTCGGGCTCCAACAACTCCAGCGTGCTGACGGTCGGCATGGAACCGGGCTCGCTGATCCCACTACCGCCCGGTGCCGACATCCGCTTCTCGAACCCAACCGAACACGACGCCTATGCGCCGTTCGTCAAGAACCACCTCCGCGCCATCGCTTCCGGCCTGGGCCTTCCTTACGAACTGGTCTCGGGCGATCTGGAAGGGGTGACCTATTCCTCGATCCGAGCCGGGCTGATCGAGTTCCGCCGCCGCGTCGAGCAACTCCAGCACAACGTGGTGGTCCACCTGTTCTGCCGCCCGGTATGGGAACGCTTTGTTCGCCTGGCCGTGCTGTCGGGCGATCTCCCGGCCAGGGATTTTGACGCCAACGCCTCGGCCTATCTGGGCTGCACCTGGCTGCCGCCCAAGTTCGACTATGTGGATCCCATGAAAGACGTCCAGGCCGAGGTCATGGCCATCGAGGCCGGATTGAAAAGCCGATCCCAGGCTATTTCCGAGCGCGGTTTTGATGGCGAACAGGTAGACGCCGAGATCGCCGCCGACAAGGAACGTGCCGACGGCATGGGCCTCACCTTCGGTCCGGGCCAACCGCAACAGAATACGGAGGTCCTCAATGCCTGACACCATCTCTCTCATCACCCGACGCGCCAGCTTCAAGCCTCAGTCGGTCAATACGAAAGAGCGCACCGTCGAAGTCATCTGGTCCACAGGGGCCGCCGTCAAACGCCGGGACTTCGATGGGGTCTATGTCGAAAAGCTCAGCCTGGATCCCAAGGCCGTCGATCTCTCCCGCCTCATGGGTGCCAGTGTGCTGGATGCTCATCGTCAATCCGCCGTCAGGGATGTTCTCGGCACCGTCCGCGATGCTTCCGTCGACGGCAAGATCGGCACCGCCACCCTGCAGTTCTCGGCCCGGCCCGAAGTGGAGCCTATCTGGCAGGACGTCACGACCGGGATCCTCCGCCATATCAGCGTCGGCTACACGGTCGAGGACTGGGCGGATTCCAATGATGCCGGATCCCGCGTGCGCACCGCCGTGCGCTGGACACCCCACGAGATTTCTCTTGTACCCTCGCCCGCCGACCCGGGCGCTCATGTTCGAATGGAGGACACCATGCCCGATACTTCCCCTTCCACGCCCGAGGCGGGCGCGGAGACGCAAACCCGTGCCAACCTCGTTGGATCAAACAACGAGGTTCAGACCCGTGCCGCCGTCAACGCCGAGATCCGGTCCATTGCCCGTGTGGCCGGTCTGGACCAGACCTTCGTCGATGATCTGATCGACCGGGAGGCCGATGCCGACGAGGCCCGCCGCGCTGCCTTCAAGGCACTGGCCAAGCGGTCGAACGCCAACATCCGCACGGAGCAGGTCCGTGCCGAGATCGGCGAGAGCCAGGACGACCCGGCATTGCGCTGCCGTCAGATGGGCGAAGCCCTCTATGCCCGGATCAACCCTCGCCATGATCTCTCGGAACCCGCTCGGCGCTATGCCTATGCCACCCCGGTGGACATGGCCAAGGAACTGCTGACCTTGCGCGGTGACGCCACCACGGGCCTGTCGCCCGCCACCCTGATTACCAGGGCTCTGCATACCACGTCGGATTTTCCGATCATCCTCGGCGACACGGTGGGCCGGGTGTTGAGGGACAGCTATCAGGCCGCCCCGTCGGGCATTCGCCAATTGGGTCGCCAGACCACGGCCCGGGATTTCCGCTCGGTCAACAAGATCATGCTGGGTGAAGCCCCGCTCTTGGAAAAGCTAAATGAGCACGGCGAGATCAAGGCCGGAACCATGGCCGAGGCCCGCGAGGCCTACAAGGTGGAGACCTGGGCCCGCAAGATCGGCATCACCCGCCAGGTGCTGGTGAACGATGACCTTGGCGCATTTTCCGACCTCGCACGCCGCATGGGCCAAGCCGCCGCCGAGACCGAGGCCCGCATCCTGGTCGATCTGCTAGAATCAAATTCCGGCAACGGCCCCAAGCTCACCGACAACAAGACCCTGTTCCACGCCGATCATGGCAACAAGGCTGGAACGGGTGCTGTCATATCGGACGCCACCCTGTCGTCGGCGCGCTTGGCACTCCGCACCCAGAAAGGTATCGAGGACCGCACCATCCGGGTGACGCCCAAGTATCTGCTGGTGCCGCCTGCGCTGGAGACCGAATCCGAGAAATGGCTGGCGTCCGTCTCGCCCGCCAAGGCCTCCGATGTCAATCCGTTCTCTGGATCCCTGACCCTGGTGGTGGAACCGCGCCTGGCGTCTGCGACCCGCTGGTACGTCACCGCCGATCCGGGCGAGATCGACGGACTGGAGTACGCCTACCTGTCGGGCAACGAAGGCCCGCAGGTGGAAAGCAAGTCCGGCTGGGACGTGGATGGCGTTGAGATCCGCGTCATCCTCGACTTCGGCGCGGGCTTCGTCGATCACCGGGGCTGGTTCACCAATGCGGGCGCGTAAGCCATGACCGACGTCACCCAATTCACCCAATGGCGAGACGCCCTCATGGCGGCCCGCTACAAGGGCGTGCGCACCGTCGAATACGACGGCAAGCGCGTCACCTATGCCACCGACGCGGAGATGGCCAATGCGCTCGCCGATCTCGACCGCAAGATCGCCAACACCGGCGATAGCCGGGTCTCCGTCGTCCGCATTCAATCCAGCAAGGGAGTCTGATCCATGAAGATCTATATCCAGGACGGCGACATGATCACCGTTACCGCGCCGGTCGGCGGCGTCACCTCTGGCCAAGGCCTCCTGGTCGGCAGCCTGTTTGGCGTCGTCGCATCAAATGCTGCTGAAGGCGAAGCCGTCGAGATCGCCACCATGGGCGTGTTCGACCTGCCCAAGGACGCGGCTATGGTTATAGACCAAAGCGACCGCGTGGCCTGGGACGACACCGCCAAGGAGATCACCCTGCCCGGCATCGGGCTTTATCCCGTCGGCATCGCCGTCACGGCGGCAGGCAATGGGACCACGACCGTCCGAGTGCGGCTGGATGGAATCGCGACGGCGGCGGCGTAACGCTCCAAACCCGTTGACACACCCCGTCGTTTGCCGCCACGGGTTTGTTGACACAGTGTTGACATGACTTTTGATGGGAATGTGCGCCAGAATCAAAAAGCCCGTAACTCTTTGGAGTTACGGGCTTATTTGGTTGCGGGGGTAGGATTTGAACCTACGACCTTCAGGTTATGAGCCTGACGAGCTACCGGGCTGCTCCACCCCGCGTCACCATGATCGAACTCAGTGCTGGGGCGCGTGACGCGCCAGGATTGTTCTTCGCATGCGGGACCGTCTTGGCCTGCGCGTTGCGCGACATGATCGGAGGAATTGGTTTCGGCGCGCCCTGTCCGGGTCTGCCTGTCATATTTCTGTTCACTGCCTTGCGGTTTGAAG